AAAGTGCCAAGAATGTTGAAAGAATGCGGGTTTAGAGCTAACCTGACAGAAGTTATGTATTATCTGTCCCATATATAATAAAACTTGTTACTTTTTATTACCTTGGTATATACTTCGCGAATGCCAAAAGGAACATCAGGAAACATATCAGGTAAGAATGATAAGCATCTAACGCCTAAGCAAATGCTTTTTGCTAAGGAATACGTGTATAACGACGGATCTAAAACACAAACAGAGTGCGCGCTTGCTGCTGGCTATGCTGATACATCTGCAGCCGTCAGGGCTTCGGAGCTTTTGAATCCACAGAAGTACCCGCTTGTGGTTCGATACATACAAGGCCTCCAGGCAGAGCTGGACAAAAAGTATGAAGTAACTTTCAGTAGACATGTTAGGCAGTTAGCCAAAATCAGAGACCAAGCCATTGATAAAGGCAACCTTACTGCGGCAGTATCGGCAGAAGTACAAAGAGGTAGGGCGGCTGGTTTGTATGTGGAACGTAAAGAAGTTAGAACAGGTACGTTAGATTCGTTAAGTGAAGTAGAGATCAAACAAAGAATACAGAAGCTACTAGGAGACTATAAACCTCTGCTTGAAGTAGAAGATGCGGTTATTGTTGAGTAGGTTTAAGAAGACAGTTGATAACAATTCGAACAACAGTATCCGCTACCAGCGTCTTTCATTACTCTTAAATCTTCTTTATCAACAAGTTTTTTACACAGTAAACATTTAGCCTGTTTGTTTTTTTGCTTGTAGGCCCTTAACTTTCTAATCCATTTCACAGGTCTTCTTTTCCCGTCAATCATGTAACTATCGGGACAATCCTCTTGCCATTCTTTATATGCGTTTTTTAAGTTCATTAGTCGTAACTCCCTAACATATCTACAAAGTCTCTAAGTGTTTCCTCCTCAGGTGCTATGTCTTTATCATCATAATCTTCCCAAGTGATTGTATCAATTGCTTGCTTGTGTGTTTCCACTAACGTATCCGCTACGTCCTGGAGCTTGTTTACCAGTCGTGGGTGAGTATCTGTCGGGCAATCAATACATAATTTATATTGTCCGTTCTCGTTCTTGCTGTCTATTTTTAAAAACACAGCTAGGTCTCCCAACTGTCCACGCCTGAATATTTGCACCACAGCTTTAGCTTGTGATTTATCTAAGTACGCTATCCTTCTTTTCATAGTTGTTTTATCCTCTTTGGGTTCTCCTTCGGTGGGTTTAAGTCTAGGTAAAGCTCGCTTGTTAGTTCTTTTCTTTGTTCGGGCGTTACCTGGCTGGTGATCCGTATATGGTTCTTTTTTATCTTGCTTGTTTTCCAATAAATACTTTCGGGTGGATCCATTTTTAAAGTCCACTCTATTGTTCCGTGGTTATCGGAATCAAATTGAAACGTAGGGTGGCAATCAAATCTGCCTTTGTATAGTTCAGTCATTGAATTGCATGTAGGGTGTTGCTCGTTTCTTTGCTACCTCTAAATCGTCTGTGCCTAATCGTATAGTTGGACGTGTAGAGTCTGAGCAAACCAGCACATACTCCCCACTTAATTTGTCTAAAATGTACTCCTTCGTCATTCTAAATCCTCTGTAAGTTTGTTAATGATTTCACTAATTGCCAATTTATGCAATTTTTTGTCTTTAAGAATCGCATGTTGTTCTGTGTGTAAATAAACTAAAGGCAGGCCTTGAGAGTCTAAAACAACGTTGTATCTTACCCATTGCTCACAACAATCTACGTACTGCGTTCCTATTCCTGTAATTTCTCGTAAGTTCATTCTCCGTCCTCCCACTCAAACTCCCAACCAAGTTTAAGACACAATTCTCTGTAGGTTATTTTTCCACTTGTGGACATTCTTTGATATTCCCAACCTAAATCCTCTACTAGATCGCGTATTTCTTCCATTAGTTTTATTTGAGATACTGGATCAGAAACTTCTACTATCGCATTTAAACCTGCGTTGCCTTTTTTAATTTTAGCCATTAGCTTTTCTCCCCGTTTGTAAATAAACGAATCCATTTCTCACTATCTGTTTCTCTCCAATCGTTTATAAGGTATGTCGGGTATATAGCACAACTTGTTTCAGTTCTTGGGTTTTCCATATCATCATCCCAACATTCAATATCAAAATATTGACCGTCTATTTCTATTTCATTCCAAGTTTGTTCACCTTCAAGAGGGTAAGTATCTTCTAAAAACTCCTTATAGAATTTTTCTGCTTGTACTCTTCCTTCTTTAAGTTGTTCTTCTGTTATCCAATTAGCCATTGTTCCTTGTTTCCTTAATTAATCTGTTTAGATACCATTCTGCTTTGAGTAAGTCCTCAAGGCCGTTCTTGTGTTTGTGTCGGGTAACATACTTGATGATGTTACCCTCCAAGAATCCTAGTTCGTGAGACTGTATGTAGTCCGTGGTCTCTATACCTTTTTTATAGTAAGAAGGATTTATATTGTCGTCAGACATCATTAGACTCCTCTAGTAATTCTTGTATGTCGTCAACTTCAACTTGAAGATTGGTTTCGTGTAGGTCACCCATTTTAGTAACATTAATAATGCAGTCACCTTCCTTAAATTTAGCTCTCGCCTCTTTTAAAGACTCAGCTTTGCACTCTACCCATTGTTCTTCCCATATCGATTCAAGAACATATCTTCTTGCTAAAAATGTAGCCATTTTCTTCTCCTATATCCAACACTTATAACCTGGGCAATCGTCTGTGGTCTCACCACAATGCTCGCAATACTTTTCGTCTTTTGCTTGTACCTCTTTGCGTAGGCGTTTAGCTATGTAAGGCCTGATGTTTGTTACTTTACTCATTGTCGGACTCCTTTATTTGGTCGGGGTTATCTATACAAGACCAATCGCCCCCAAATTCATCTACTATATCTACCTTACCTTTACCAGATAGAAATAAACTTTCTGCATCTTCGTAAGACTTAGCTTTTACTGTCGTTTCTTCAACAACAGTCACAGTATTACTAAATATGTATTCTTTAATTTTCATTCGTCCTCCTCCTGTGTCTCTTCTAAATGATGTATCAAAGCATATAATCCAGCTTTTACGCCTGAATGTTCTGCTTGTGTATGGCTATCATTAATCCATTCATCATCCGCAATAATATCTTCTGCGATATTTTGTATTTGTTTTAGGGTTATCATTCGTCCTCCTCCCCATATTCTTCTAAAAATATCTCTCTGACTGCTGAGCCTATTGCGTCGTTAAACAGTCCTACAATGAGGTGATATTTTTGAGGTGCTTCTTCTGCTCTTTTGAGGTGCATGTAAGCCAGCCAATATATCGAATCGAATATTAATTGTGGCTCGCTATCTGTGTCGGTGGCCTCGTGTTGTTCTTGAAGCATTCGTAACAGATTTTGTTTAACAATTTCGTCTGAGGTCATGCCTTGAATAGGCACAACTTTTTTTGCTTGCTTGTTTTTTCTTTTAATTTTTACGTCCATTACGCCACCTCCATAGGTTCAAGTATTGAAAGAGGGGCAGTATATTTATCTTTTCCGATTTCTATATCTGCGGTCGTCCTGTTGATCTTGGTTATAGTGGCCTCGTGTACTCCGTCTCTAGCATTACAAAGCACTCTGTCCCCTACCTCAAAACTTTTTAAAGCCTTTAAGGTAAGTTCTGCTTTTAGTTCTTTTTGTTTTTTCTTGATAGCGTCGATAACTGTTTCCATTTCATCATTGCTTGCGATTTCATTTATTAGATTTAATAACTGTTCCATTACTTCATAACCTCCAACTGTAGATTTAATTTACTGATAGTGGTTTCAAATTCGCTACTTGATAACCTGATTGAGTGGTCGGGATTAATCCAATTGAGATGCTTCCCTGTAGTTTGTCCCCAAACATTTTTGCGGATAAATAAATCTCCTGCGGTAGTTTCAACTGCTACTAGAGTGTTGTAACTAAAATAATAATCATTACCGTAGTTATCTCGAAAAGCCTGGGTATGACTTCCGTAATTATCTGAGCTATAGTTTCCATAGTTCCATTTTCTTATTTGCATTTCGTTCTCCGTTTGTTAATAAAGTGGCAGTTTCGGTTTTTGTCTTAAACTGCCAAAGAGACTAGCCTGTTACAGTTTAGTTATTTAGAGTCGATAAATTGTACGCACTTGCTCAAAACGACTCATCTATCCTATACTAAATATCCCATAAACACAACTAAAATCTTTTACTTTGTTTATAATGTTTTTACTGTGGCTCAACC